AAATTTTTTATATGTACCCAACCTCAGATTGTATACAATCCAAACGTCAATACATCGGTAAACACATTGTGCATACATCCATAAATGCAATTTAGTTGCATTAGCAACATGTTTACTTTTGCGTGTTTGTTTGCTACCAATAGCCCATGAGCGACAAGTATCTATTAGCGGGAAATATGCCAATTCAGCACGTCCTAGAGCCGCACGAAAGGCTAGAAGCCCTTAAGTTTGATCCACTTATGCAAGCTGTGGCAATAGCCAAGGGGGAGGAATTGACTAGCAATCATCCATTCCTTAAACTCACACAATCTTGGTGCGATGATAGGATCATGGACATAACCGATGACCCTGAGAACCTATTAGACCGCAAAACGTACGACGATTTTTTGGTTATGGCCGAGAAATTTCTCACTGATTCATGGGTAAATCACGATTTGCGCTACAAAAGCACTATGGATCTATTGCAATATCAACATTCTAAGCGTAAGCCCGTCGAAAAAGTAGAGGTAGACAGCGGGGGAGGGGAGGGGAGTGTGAAAACTCCATTGTCCAGAGCTGAAATAGTCTTGTTCCATGACGTGTTCAACGCGGAGTTCTGAATAGTGGTGGACGGATCGATTCCGTATTACATTTATTGTGTGAAGTTATTAATAACTTAAAACACGGATTCACAAGAACATACAAATGCAATTAAGTTGCATTAGTTGATCCAAGACCCAGTGCTCATTTGAACACCCCCGTCCCCTCTCGGCAGGTGAAAAAGCCTTCTCCCCCACGGGTAACCAAACAAAAAATATTCGCTAACCCCAAACCACAACCCCAACAAATAAAAAATTAGACCAAAAACATTGACCCTACCATTTTTTAAGGTAGAATCACTCACATATGGCACAATTAGAACAGAACGAAGCGAAGGCACTCCTCACTAAGAGACTTAAACTAAAAGATATGATTAAGGAGGTTGAAGATGAGCTGAGGGTTATGGGTATTGATTTCTCACAGATGAGAAAAAAGAATGGGGTTCGTAAAGAGAAAGTTATGACCCCTAATCAGTATAACGTTTGGAAATTTATGGTTGAATACCAGGAAAAGAACGGAGAACCCCCTCTATACTTGGAGGTTCAGTGTAAATTCAATTACAAGAACTCGAATAGTGTGAGTAATATCCTGAAAGGGCTTGAAAACAAAGGTTGGGCAAAGAAAGACACTTCAAGAACATCAAGAAAATGGGTGGCATTGAAAAAGCAGTGGTCTTAGTCACGTTTGGGGTTATTGCTTTATCCTGTTCGTGTGTTTCAAGGCCGACAGCGCATGGATACTCGAATTGGAAGCAAGGCAAGAGCCACTCTGAGAGGATGGCATATTTGGCGAGTGTTCGGGCATCGAAAGATTCTGAGCTTGCTAAGTACTATCCATCTTGGCATAGTGATAAGTCCGAAGTACTTGATTACGTGAGGGCTACGGACGGAAAACCCCCTATACAGGGGTGGGGACGAGGTTATTACTATGAAGATCAGAGACACAACGAAGTTAAGAGTGGGTTGTCTCGGATTGCTGTTTCATTGGATCGCTAGCAATTACAAAAACGGTCGTTTATTGGAATGGCCGAATCCCCCATTTTACATAGGATAGGAGCTGTTAGAAATGAAAACTAGAAAAATATCTCTATTGTTGGCTCGATACATCCCTTTGATGGCAATTTTATGGTTTGTTGAATCCCATGAGCTTAGTTTGTGGTATGTTTTGATTTATCCGTTGTTGATGTTATGGTTGAGGATTGACAATCAGAGCCATCGTGGTCTTGATAGGAATGATGTTTCGATGAGGCGTGAATGGTCTCCGAAGCTACCAAAGAAGATTACGGAGCATGATTTTAAACCTTCCAAACAACCAGATTGACAATGACGATAAGGAAGAGCTTTTTGACGACCGCCAAAAGAGGTTATTGAGGCATTTGGTTCTCCATGATCATCTTTCATTTTTGAGGTGGTCTATGAAGAACCGTCTTGGGTTCAAGATTGGTGTTGCGGATTTTCATCATGTTGTCTGTAAGACCTTGGATCGTGTGATTACTGGTGAGATAAATCGGTTGATCATCAACATTCCGCCTGGGTACACAAAGACGGAGGCTGCCGTGATAGCCTTCATGGCTAGGGGGTTGGCGATCAATCCACGATCTGAATTTATTCATCTTTCCTATGCTGATGATTTGGCGCTTCGTAATTCAGGGATGACGAAAGAGGTTATTGAATCGGAGGAATTTCAAGAATTGTTTCCGATGAAGCTGAAGGCTGACTCGAAATCCAAGAAAGGTTGGTTCAACGAGTATGGTGGTGGAGTCAAAGCAACATCATCAGGGGGTCAGGTGACAGGTTTCCGAGCAGGTAAGTTCAAAGCTAAGGGTGATCCGCATGTTTTTTCTGGTGCAATGATCATTGATGATCCGATCAAGCCAGATGATGCGTTTTCCGCGACTAAGCGTGAGGACATCAACAAGAGATTCATGAACACGTTCAAGTCTCGATTGATGGACAAAGACACTCCTATGATCTTGATTATGCAGAGGATTCACGAAGACGATCCGACTGCATTCTTATTGAAAGGTGGTTCTGGTGATAAGTGGCATCATTTATTGTTACCAGCGATCATTGCAGACGAGGTTGAAGAGTACCCGAAGGAATTTACGCACTCGATCTTGATCGATCATGGGTTGAAAAAAGGTGCTTTGTGGCCTTATAAGCAGACGGAGGAATCGATGTCCGTAATGCGTCAGGCTGATCCATATACAGCGGCATCTCAGTACGACCAAGTACCAGCCCCATTAGGGGGAGGTATGTTTAAGCCTGAGTGGTGGAATTTTTATGACCCGAATGCGACTCCATCGTTTGAGCATCGATTTATCACTGCTGATACAGCCTCTAAGACTGGGCAAGAGCACGATTTTTCCGTGTTTCAGCTTTGGGGGAAGAAAGGGACTAGTATTTACTTGATTGATCAGAGACGTGGGAAATGGGAAGCTCCAGACTTGGAGGTTGTAGCCAAGAATTTCATTCGTGATCATTATGGGAGTGGCCACCAGGTGACAGGTCGGTTGAGGTCGATTGCTGTTGAGGATAAGTCCTCTGGTACTGGGTTGGTTCAATCTTTGAAGCAATGGGATGAGATAACGATTGATGTTATCCCTATTACAAGAAACAGGGACAAAGTGTCGAGAGCGAATGACTTCATACCGTTCATTTCGAAGGGGCAAGTGTTTTTGCCAGAGGGAGCACCTTTCCTTGGTGAATATTTACTTGAGTTTGGTAAATTTACTGCAATTATGAGTCATCTGCATGATGATCAGATAGATCCGACCTTGGATGCTATCCAGATTGCCCTTGCACCAGCCCAAAAGACATCAGGAGTATGGTAGAGAAAAATAAAAATCATAAAACCAATGGTTTAATTCTTAAAACCCCATCATCACTTCGACTTGCGGAATTAAATAGAAACAAGTCGAAAGAAACGATAATGGTGAACTCAATGATCAAAACAGTTGGTTTTAAAGACATTAAACTAGGGTCTGGTGAAGTCCGAAAAAATAAACCAATTTAACATGGAAGAAACCCAACAACAACTTGTAGCAAACCAGAATTACACACTGGATTATTTGTCTCGTATGGCATTGGCTAAAAAGTTCAATAGTCGTGATTTCTATGAGATTTTTGGGTATGATGAGAATCTTACCTATGTTGATTACTATCACGCTTTTAAGCGTGGTGACGTTGCGACTCGCATCATCAATGCTTATCCATCGGCCACGTGGTCGAATCCACCGACTGTTACGGATGACGACACATCTGGAGAGGACAGTGCATTTGACAAGAGTTGGAAGAAGCTGATTCGGAAGCACAAAGTTTTCCCTACATTGAAACGTTTCGACAAATTAACTCGTCTTGGGAAATTTGCTATTTTGGTGATTGGTGTTAAGGGGACTGGTAAACTCAACACCCCACTCCCAGCCAGAGGGGGGAGTTTGGCGTATTTGCACCCGTATGCGGAGAAGGATATTGAGATCACCAAGTACGAAGAGAA